ACTGGAGTGCCTTCAGTTTTACCTCAAGGTTTTGGATTATTAGTTGAATCAACTTCGACACTTAATACATATACTTTTCATAGATTAGTACCTAAAGCTACTGAAGTTACAACAGTTGCAAGTAACATTACTAACATTTCAGCAGCCGGTGCAAACGTAGTTGATATAAATAACTTTGCAGATCTTTACCAAATTTCAGGCAGTGCGCCTACACAGAGAGTAGATGGAACAAGCTTACAAGACGGCGATTTATGGTTTGATAATTCCTCCAATAATTTACGGGTATATGACGGGACTAATTGGGCTATCGTCACCCCTGCACAGAGTGTTCTTAATGATATTGCTATTGTCTCAGGTGCGATTACTTATCAAGAAGACTTAGGTCTTATAAGTGATGCTGTTACTGTAGGTACTTCTAATGGCTCATTAGATATAGTTGCAGATGCTTTAGAAGATGAAGCAACATTTACAGTTACAGCAGCTACAGGCAAATTCATTATTGATGGTGTAGATAAACCAGCTCTTACTTTATATAAAGGTTGGACCTACACATTTGATGTTAGTGATGCTTCTAATGCAGCTCATCCATTAAGATTCCACGGAAATACAGCTCAATGGACTACTAACGTCACAGTAACTGGTACTCAGGGACAAGCTGGTGCAAAAGTATCTATTAAGATTCCTGAAACACAACCAACAGGATTTCATTATTACTGCACAAACCACAGTGGTATGGGTAACACCATCACTGTTAAAGATGATCCTATAAAAACAGTATCTGATATTGCTTCTAATGTCGTGACTGTTGCAGGAATTAGCACAGATGTAACAGCAGTTGCAGCAAATAATGCAAACATAACTGCGGTTAAAAACAATGAGACAAACATTAATGCAGTTAAAAATAACGAAACAAACATTAATGCAGTACAAGCTAATGAAACAAACATTAATGCAGTACAAGCTAACGCAACAAATATAAACACAGTTTCAAGTTCTATAGGTGACGTTAACAGGTATGCACAAGAATATAAAATTTCTAGCTCTTCACCATCAGGTCCTAGTGCTGGAGATTTATGGTTTGACACAGCTAATGCAACATTAAAAAGCTACAACGGATCTGCATGGTTAGGAATTACATCTAACTCTGGTATTCAGAACGTAGCTGACGATACTACACCTGAACTTGCTGGTGCATTGGATTGCAATAACTACAACCTTACAGAAGTAGGAACTATAAGCGGAAACAATTTACAACTCGATTTCGGTACACTTTAAATGGCTAAATTATTAAAATTAAGGCGTGGTACTACAACGCAGCACGCATCATTTACTGGTGCTGAAGGCGAAGTAACTATAGATACCACAAAAGATACAGCCGTCGTACATGACGGCGCACAAGCTGGTGGTAGACCACTTCTTAGAGAAGACATGTCTAACCTTCCAGCAGGAACAATAGACAACGCAGACATTAACACATCTGCTGCAATAGCTGGAACTAAAATATCTCCTAACTTTGGTACTCAAGATTTAGTAACAACAGGAAATATTGATATTTCTGATTCAACTGGTGCTGGTAACAACAGAATAAAAATTGGAACAGGAGATGACCTACAAATCTATCACGATGGTAACTTTTCTCGAATAGTAGATGGTGGTACAGGAGATTTAGTAGTTCATAGTAATACTATTGCTTTTAGAGATGCTGGTGATTCTGAAAATCTTGCAAGATTTCATGAAAACGGATCAAATGAATTGTATTACGACAACACTAAAAGGTTTGAGACAATTAGTGATGGTGCAAAGGTAACTGGAAGATTACAAGTTACTAATTACTTAGAATTTGATGACGGTGTAGAAGCATATTGGGGTAATTCACATGACCTAGAAATTTATCATGATGGTAGTAATTCTGCGATAAACGACACAGGTGCTGGTAATCTATACATTCAAGGTAGTAATAATATTTATCTTAGAGATTACGATACTTCTGAGAACCACATAGTAATGACTAAAGATGGTTCAGTAGACTTGTATTACAACAACAGTAAAAAGCTTGAAACCACAACAAATGGTGTTACTGTAACAGGCAGTCTTTCAACAACTGGCAATGTAACACCAACAGGATATATAAAATTAACTGACAATCAACCTATATATCTTGGTACTGGTAATGACCTATCACTTAGTCACGATGGAACGGATAATTTTATTGATAGTACAGGTAAGTTATACATAAAAGCCTCTACTTTTGTAGATATTCGTGGTAGCAATAACGAGACCATGATAAAAGCTACTCCTGACGCAGCAGTAGAATTATTTTACGACAACAGTAAAACGCTTGAAACTACAAGTTACGGAGCAAAAATTACTGGTAATGCAGAATTTAGAAAAGATAGTACTACTACTGATTTTACTACCCTGTCTGCACCCGGAGCTAATGACTCAGGATGTTATGTACAAAATGTAGGTGCAACAACTGGTAACTTTGCAGCGTTTTCTGCTATTGCTCATAGTGCAAACTCTGTGGGAATGTCTGCTTCATTTATTGCAAAAAGTCATGCTACTGGATATTCTCCAGAAGTTTATATTACGCAAAGAGATGGTAGTAACTCACAAAGAACTGCAATTAAAGTTACTAATCCCGGTGCTGTTGAGTTAAATCACGCTGGTACTAAAAAGCTAGAAACAGATTCTAATGGTATTAAATTTAATGATGACTTCTACGTATTAGATAGTAATAAAGGTTACTTTGGAACAGGTAATGATCTATCACTTTATCACAATGGATCTAACAGTTTTATTGAAAATACAACTGGTAAAATTATGATCCAAAACACTTCAGGTAATATCCAATTTGAAGCTAAAAACGGTGAAGATTCTTGTAAAATGATTCCTGACGGAGCAGTAGAGCTATATTACGACAACGCTAAAAAGTTTGAGACAACTACAACAGGTTTTAAAGTTCCCGGTAACTGTGATATTAGAGGAGATCATGGTAACTGGACAGGAGAAGCTGCTGGAAAAATACAATGGCACTCTAACCATATGTATCTTCAAACAGCTAGTAATTGGATTTTTAGATCTCAAAATGGTACAGAAAGAGCGTATTTAGATTCCAATGGTAATTTTGTTGCAACTGGTAACGTAACAGCTTACTCTGACGCAAGACTAAAAACAGACATACACACTATCAATGATGCTCTTGGTATCTGCGGTAAGTTACGTGGTGTTAGTTATAAATGGTTAGAAAATGGTAAAGCTAGTATTGGTGTTATTGCACAAGAAGTAGAAGAAGTAATACCAGAAGTAGTTTTAACTAATGTAAATACTGACCCTGTTACAGGCATAGAGAAAGAAGTCAAATCAGTTGACTACGGAAAAATAGTAGGCGTACTTATAAACGCAATAAACGAACTTAAAGCAGAAGTAGACGAATTAAAAGGAGGTAAGTAATGGCTTTACAATCTTCAGGTGCTATTTCTTTAAATGATGTTGCTGGAGAGTTTGGTGGTAGTACACCTCACTCTCTTTCTGAATACTACGGAGTTGCAACAGGAGTTCCCGGTTCTGGCACTATAAGTCTTAGTAACTTCTATGGTACAGCTAATGCTTACAATATTGAGTATTTAGTTGTAGCTGGTGGAGGGTCTGGACTAGGTACTGGCTGGCCGAGTATCCTTTGTGCTGGAGGCGGTGCTGGCGGTATGCGTACAGGTTCAATGTCAATTGTTGCTGGTACTTCTGTATCATGCACAGTAGGCGGAGGTGGTGCTGCTGGTGGCTACAGAAACCCATTTGCTCGTGAAATCGGTGGAGACGGTAGTGGTTCTTCTTTCGGAAGCTACTCATCATGCACCGGTGGCGGTGGTGGCGGTCAATGGAAAGACGGCAACCCCGGCGGATCCGGTGGTGGTGGTGGCGGTGACTCAGGTTACGGCGACTATAGCCATTACGGAGGTAGTGGTGTAAGTGGTGAAGGAAACCGTGGTGGTAACGGAATAAACGGTGCTGCCGGAGGTGGTGGCGGTAAAGGTAGCCAAGGTCAAGATGTAAGTGGACATAATAATGGTGCCGGAGGTAGTGGTAATTCATGGCACGGTACTACTTATGCTGAAGGTGGCGTTGCTGGTTCAAATGGAAACAGTGGTGGTGCCAATACTGGCGACGGTGGTAATGGTCTATATGGTAGCTGGGGTTCTGGCGGTAACGGCGGTAGCGGTATAGTTGCTGTTCGTTATGCTGGCGGAACTAGAGGTTCAGGCGGTAACTCAGTATTTGCTGCTGGCGGTTATACCTATCATATTTTCACAAGTTCTGGTACATATACGGCTTAAGATTATGCACTTTGCAAAAGTAAAAAACAACATAGTTGAACAAGTTATTGTTGCAGAGCAAGAATTTATAGATACCCTACCTAAAGAAGATGGGGTATCTTGGATTCAAACTTCGTACAATACTTTACAGGGTAAACATTATGACCCTGCAACAGGAAAAGAGGATGACAAACCACCTCTTAGAGGAAATTATGCAGTAAAAGGTTATATATATGACCCAACAAAAGATATCTTTGCACCTCCACAACCATACCCAAGTTGGAAATTAAATGCTGATGGAGTATGGGAACCACCTCATAGAAATGGTTTAGTTGGAGTAGTTATTCCATTAGAAGACCCTAAAGAATTTGCTGATGATAAAGAAAAATGGATGGCATGGGATGAAGATGCTTACAATGCAGACAACACTAAAGGTTGGGGTCCATACACCATGCCAACCGGACCTGAATGAGTATAGAAAAATTATCTAATCCTTGTTCATTTGCGTATTCATATATAAAAAGTGTTATTTTAAAAAATGATTTTCGTTGGAGCCTTTATGATTCAGAAACTGGAGTACCATATTATGGTCATATTTTATTAAATAGACCAGAACTAAATAGGTATAGTTCAGTATTTTCAGAACATTTAGATCCTGTCGTATGTGCTGTAGACGAAATATTAAAACATAATAATTTCACTAATAATTATTTTTATCTAAGAAGTGCAGTAAATTGCACAATTAGTGATGGAACTAATAAACAAACAGCAAAACATGTAGATCATGATTTTCCTCATAAAAATATACTTTTATATTTAACTGATACTGGAGGTAGAACTTTCGTAGAAGATACGTATCATGACCCAAAAGAAGATGATGTAATCATATTCTCAGGCAGTCATTGGAACGAACTACCTAAAGCTGGTAGACGTGTAGTAATAGTGAACACTATATACACTTTTTAAAACATTTACATTTTTATTATGTCAATTACAAAAACTTGGGAAGTTAACACCCTACAAAGAGAACTTGCCGATGGATATGTTAACAAAGTTATCTATCGTGTAAAAGGTACTGATGGTACTTATCAAACAAGAGCTACAGGTGAAGTAGATTTAGAAAAGCCTAAGACTCTTATACCTTACAAAGACCTAACACAAGAAACTGTAATAGGTTGGGTTAAAGCAAAACTAGGCACAGATTCAGTTAAAAAAATTGAAAAAGCTATAGATGCAGAAATTAATCTACAAAAAACACCAACACACGGTGTAGGTACGCCTTGGGGATAAGTGGAGATACCCACTATAGTTATTCCACCAGTTGAAAATATAAAAACAATATCAATACCTTTACCAACGGCTGATGTTCCATATTATGTACCTTTAGTAGTTCCTCCAAGTGATCTTAAGGAACCTGAAGGTACAAAACCTATAGAAACAACTGAAACACCAGTTACACCTACATTAAATTTACCACCTTTACCACCTATACCTATTCCACCAACGGACGTATTAATTACAACAAGTGTTGCAGCAGTAACGGCTGTCGCAGCAACGACTGTAACTCAACCTATTATTCAAAAAGTAAAAGAGAAAATACAGAAGTTTTTACAAGATAAGATAAAGACATGGAAGGAAAAGTTCCTGAACAGAAAAAAGAAAAAGGACTCATCGGTAAATTAAAAGACATAGGAGAAGAAAAAGAACATCAATTAGAAGTTCTGGGTACTTTAGTCAGATTAGGCGTAGTTGTCTGGTCTGGTTTCATAATTACTATGAATTATGTCGATATACCGATGGTAAAGAAATCTGGTAACTCAGATATCACTTTCGTAGCCAGCGTTTTTACGGGCGCACTGGCAACGTTCGGGCTTACTACTGGCAAGAATGGCGGAAGTAAGACACCAACAAATTGCCCAATGAATAAACCGAAAGCATAAAATGAAAGTTTTTCCACCCAACCAATTTTGGATAGAAGAAGATGTAGACCAAGAAATGATGGATTATATTTGGTCGCAAATAAAATTAGCTAATAAAGATCATAAGTGGGCATTAGTTGGTCATATAACAAGTAGCTTAAAATTACCAGATACAGATAGAAAGCTATCTAGTTGGGTTGAAAAGGTTGCTAAGGAATTAGATTACATATATCAGCCTACTTTTGCAGTTAGAGACTTATGGGTTAATTTTCAAAAAAAATACGAATTTAATCCACTGCATAATCATCCAAGTGCAATAAGTTTTGTTATATGGGTTCAAATTCCATACTCATTTGAAGATGAATGTAATACATCATTAGCAAAAGGATATAGTAACAATTCAGGATGTTTTGAATTTGCTTATACAACTTTATTAGGAAATATATCTAAATATTGTTATCCACCAACTCAAGGAAAATTATTAGTTTTTCCATCAAGTATGCCTCATCAGGTTTATCCGTTTTATACATCCGACTTAGAAAGAGTATCTATTTCAGGAAATATTAATTAAAAGCATGAAAAAATTAATCTTGCTTTTAGCTCTGTTATCACCCAGCATAGCTAGAGCCAATACTGTTACTCCCCAGTTTACATCAGGGAGTATGAACTCTACGACCACTACAACTCAGGTAATAACTGAGGTAGAACAGCGTCAAGTTTACGGAGCTGAAGTAAATACGTGGTCTGGTTCAAACATTTCAGCAGCAGCTAGTGCTGGTATCGCTGGTGGCGATGCAGTATTTACTGTTACTGACACAACTTTGCCTTGGACTTTAGAAACAACAACTAGAGCAGCAGGGCTTGTAGAACAATGGGATACCACAAGAAACTACACAATAAACTCCACTACTACTTCGCTCTCTGTCTTCTCACAGTAAGCCCAGTATTAGCAGAAGGAGATACCAATAATAATGCAAATCCAGTCGCCGCAGCGACGGGAAATGTCACAAATAGTGCCGTGCAATTTCAGAACAATGGAGCATCATCACGGCAAAATTATGGTCCAAGCATTTCATGTAATGGATCAACAATGACGTTTAGTCCTTTCTATATGGGAAGCCATGTCAATCCGTATTCTGCGGATGAGGATACAAGAGACTTATACCCTTCTAGTTATCAATTAAATGAGAACTGGGGGTTCCAAGTTAACTTCATGGTTCCTTTAGATAAGGAAGGATACAAACAATGTAAAGCCATCGCTAAACGTCAGGAAGAAAAGATGCAATTAGATTTTGAGCTCGTACGTGCACTTAAATGTGCTGAGCTTCAAAGGACAGGCTTTACCCTACTACCCGGGTCACGTGTATATCACCTCTGCTCCGATGTAGTACCTATTCAATCACTTTTACCCAAGAAAAAATAATGTTAGCAATCCTAAAACCATTTGTACTATCTGCACTTAAGTCACCAAAATTTAAGGTTTTTGTGGTAGAGCTTTTAGAAAAATTAGTAGCTCAAACAGATAATGATTTAGATGATAAGGCATTAGCCATAGTTAAAAAAGGACTAGGAGTCTAATGGCAAACGTCAGTTTAAAAATCGGCAAACATAAAAGTCGTACTGGCGGACTCACCAAAGCTGGTAGAGAAAAATACAACAGGGAAACTGGTGCAAATCTTAAAGCACCACAACCCGGTGGAGGTCCTCGCAAAAGATCATTTTGCGCCCGCATGTCAGGGGTAAAAGGACCAATGAAAAAACCAAACGGCAAGCCTACTCGTAAGGCTTTAGCCCTACGCAAATGGAAATGTTAATCAATGGCACACAAAGGAAAAGGCTCCTGTAAGGGAGGAAAAGGCGGAAAGAAAGGGTATAGATAATGGCTAAACGCGGACTCTATGCTAACATTCACGCCAAGCGTCTAAGAATCAAAAAAGGTTCTGGCGAAAAGATGAGAAAGCCCGGACAAGCCGGAGCTCCAACTGCTGCCAATTTTAAGAGAGCAGCTAAAACAGCTAAAAAAAGATGAACAAAAAAGCAACTGAAGATCAATTTAATGAGTTGCATAATCTAGTTACTAAAGAGTTTCTCACCCGTATAAAAGCAGGCGAAGCAACTACACAGGATCTAAAAGCAGCTTGTGATTGGTTGAAAGCTAATGATATTAGCGGAGTTGCTTATGACGGAAACCCTCTGTCAAAACTCGCACAGGTTATGCCAACCGTTGATCCAGAATTAGTACAGGCAAAGCTATATGGCAAGCACTAGCTCTTACTACAAATCCAACCCAGCAGCTAAGCAAAAAAGACTTAAGCAGCAAAAAAGATACAACAAAACAAAAAAAGGATTAGCTCTACGTGTTAATGCAAATCGACTTAATAGACAACTTGGAACCTACGGGAATGGTGACGGCAAAGATGCTGCTCACTACAAAGGAAGTACCACAAAAGGAAGACTTCAATCTCCATCTAAGAACAGACAAAGCCGACTCAAAATACGTAAATGACCCCTTTACTACCTAAACCAGAACATTACTTACACAATTTAATAACCATGACAAGCCCCGAAGCAAAACGCCTTTGGAGGCGTGCGATAAAAGAGCATTTTAATTGTACATGTGTTTATTGCGGAAAAAATTATGAATTTAAAGAACTTACACTCGATCATGTTAAACCTCGTTGCAGAGGTGGAGAAACTATTACATCGAATCTTGTACCCGCGTGCAAGAAATGTAACCAAGGTAAAGGTAGTAGCAATTGGCTCGGATGGATGCGAAAGGCATTTGGAATACAACCATTACGAGAACTAATTATTCATCAACATATAAATTAAGATGGAACGACCAACTAGGTCTGGAAAAGACCAAAAAAAGAAACGCGCGAAAACTTTTACTGAAGCACTTAATAAACTAAAAATTAGAAAATTAAGCCAAGTCAACAAAAGAGGAAGAGTAGTCAGTACTAAGAAAAAAGGTCTTTCTAACATACCTGTAAAAGAAAGATCAGCACCTGTAAATAAAAAAGCTAGAGGTTTATCAAATCTAGGATCAGATTATAAAAAGCAAGAAGAAAAGCTTTCTAAAAAAGCTACAAAAAAATCAGCACAGATTAATAAAGCTAGGTATCCAAAAATGGGTACTTTCAAAAACAAAGATGGTAAATCAGTAGCTGACGAAAAGAAAACAACATCTTCAGGTACTCAAGAAAGATACGGTAAAGCACCAAAAGGTTATATCAAAGCTGGAACAAGTTTTGTTTCTTTAAAAACTGCAAAAGGTAAAGCAGCTTTAAACAAATTAAAAGCTAAAAGACGAGCACAAGAAGCAGCTAGAAAACGATTAGCAAACAAGTAAACAGTAACCGCCCCGAAAGGGGCTTTTTTTAATGCTCGAATATCTTATCAAAGGGTCTCTAAAAGAGGCTGCGGAGGTTGGTGGCAAAAGAGCTTTAAAAGCAAGTGTCGATCAACATCTTACAAAATTAAAATTTAATAAGTCTCCTATCGGTAGAAGAGGTCAAGCATTAAACATGAAAGCGTTTGGTTTACATGAACGTGAAATAGATCCATTAATAACTAACAAAGAGTTAGATATGAAATGGGATGAAGTGATGGGCGAAGGTACTCGAATACTTGATGGAGAAGAATACAAATACCAACCAGCAGGAACTAAATTAACTAAACCTTCTAATATCTCTCCCGGTGGACAAAGACCATTAATGACTAAAAAGAAAAGCACAATGGTTGCTGGTAAAAAGAACGTAAACGAAAATCGCAAACCTCACGATACATATATGCGTGAGTCACATCCAGAATGGATTGAAGACTATACAGCTAAAAATGCTAGAGCTAAAATGCTCAACGCTCAAGAAATAGAAAGACGTTTAGCACAAGGCGAAAAGATACCAGCTAAAGCACAATACGTTATGTTTGAACATGATATAGCTATAAGAGCACCATTATGGAAAAAGCTAGGTATTAACGGAGCTAATAATCCTACAAATACTTTTGTTAGTCATGACTTAAATGCTAGAAACTTTAAAGACTTTGTAGAAAGCAACTTTTACCAAAGAATGAAATCTAGAGGTAATGATTATTATTTAAAAACTGACAGATCTAACATGAGAGATTTAGAGATCTGGGAAATAAGTACCGGGAAGTTGCTAGGAATTATAAAAATGCCAAGAGGTTATACCCAAGCAATGGGTATGCCACAAGAAGTAATTAAACAATACACTGAGATACTTCGTAAAAAGGCTACAAACTATAAAGGTTAATTTATTTACATTCGTACATGACAGACGTTTTAACGTCCTTACAGGGCGATTTCAAGCTGTTTCTGCAAGCTTTGTGGGACCAGCTTGACTTGCCTTCACCTACGAGGGCGCAATATGCCATTGCAGACTACCTACAGCACGGACCAAAACGTTTACAGATTCAAGCCTTCCGAGGAGTCGGAAAAAGTTGGATTACTGGAGCGTTTGTGTTGTGGACTCTGTTTAATGACGCAGAAAAGAAGATAATGATTATATCAGCTTCTAAGGAAAGAGCTGACAACATGTCTATCTTCTTACAAAAACTTATTATAGAAACACCATGGCTAAGTCACCTACAACCAAAGAGCGACGACGCAAGATGGTCAAGGATTTCCTTCGACGTACTATGCAGTCCTCATCAGGCTCCATCAGTCAAAAGTGTTGGTATTACTGGTCAGTTAACGGGAAGCAGAGCAGATCTAATGATTCTGGACGACATCGAGGTTCCCGGGAACAGCATGACGGAGTTGATGCGTGAAAAGCTTCTTCAACTCTGCACAGAGGCAGAATCCATCCTTACGCCGAAAGACGATAGCCGTATTATGTATCTCGGGACTCCTCAGACTACTTTTACTGTTTATCGTAAGCTGGCAGAGCGGAATTACAGACCATTTGTTTGGACAGCGCGATACCCAAGAAACAATACACAATACGAAGGCAAAATAGCTCCACAGCTACAGGAAGACATAGATAATGGCGTACAACCTTGGACACCTACAGATGACAGATTTAGTGAAGATGACCTTGTTGAAAGAGAAGCGTCCATGGGACGTAGTAACTTCATGCTTCAGTTTATGCTCGACACGAGTCTTAGTGACGCTGAGAAGTTTCCTCTCAAAATGGCTGACCTTGTTGTTACCAGTGTTAATCCTGACACTGCACCCGACAACATCATATGGTGTTCAGACCCAAGGAATGTACTTAAAGATCTTCCCACAGTGGGACTGCCGGGAGACTACTTCTACTCTCCTATGCAAATACAAGGGGAATGGACTAAATACCAAGAAACCATCTGCTCAGTCGATCCCTCCGGACGAGGAGCCGATGAAACAGCCGCCTGCTATCTCTCCCAAAAGAACGGCTTTCTATACCTACATGAGATGCGAGCCTACCGCGACGGGTATTCAGATGCGACCCTGCTCGATATTCTAAAAGGTTGCAAAAAATACAACGCTACAACTCTTGTAGTAGAATCTAACTTTGGAGACGGAATAGTAAGTGAACTTTTTAAAAAACATATACAACAAACCAAACAAAGAATCCTTGTGGACGAAGTACGTGCAAATGTCCGAAAAGAAGACAGGATTATTGATACGCTTGAACCTGTTCTTAACCAGCACCGTCTTATTGTTGACCGTGGGGTTATTGAGTGGGATTACAGCTCAAACAAAGACAGTGCACCTGAGAGTCGGCTCCTCTATATGCTCTTTTACCAGATGAGTCGTATGTGTAGAGAGAAATACGCAGTTAAACATGACGATAGACTTGACTGTCTAGCACAGGCAGTTAAATACTACGTAGATGCTCTGTCTATCTCTGCACGGGAACAGATCAAGTTAAAGAAGAGAGAAGAGTGGGACGACATGCTAGAAGCTTGGTTCGATGACCCTCAATCTGCTACTAATCACCTAGTACTAGGAATGGATGTAGAGCAGCGTAGAGAAGCTAGAGGACTACAAGGTAAAAAGTCATACCACAACTGGGTTTGAGACCGATCACGGGCTAATAGGGGAGAGAAGGGTGGACTCTCCCTCACTAATACAACTATTAGCTGGATATCCATGAAAGATATCACCTCTAATTACTACCACTAACCTATATGGAACATAAGTTAAAGATAAATCACTTTAAAGAGTTATATAAGAGTTTAAAGACTCCTTTCCCACCCATTAACTTCCTTATATTAGGTATGTTGATTGGTTTAGAGCAGAGATGGATACATCTCAAAGCTGAACAGACTGTTGATATGGCGATAGATGAGTACCACGCAAAAATGGATGAATTATCTGAGCCAGTATATAAAGCAGTAGTAGAAGAGACAGAGGATGGTGGCTTCACTATTGGTTACTTTCCTGAAGAAGATGAATAATATCGGATTAGAAGTACTATTCTGGACGACACTTACCCTGTACGTCCTCACCCGTTTAGGAGTTTTTAAATGAAGCTGTTCTTAGACACAGCAATTATTAAAGAGATAGACGAAAGATTAGAGTCTGGAGTTATCTCAGGGATTACCACCAACCCTACGCTGATTAAGAAGAGTGGTAAAGATCCAGACGACATATATGCCGATCTAATTAAAGATATAGGTGTAAAAGACCTCTCAATAGAGGTAGATGGACATGATGCAGAGACATTAATACTTAATGGCATTCAATATGGGAAACTTTACCCAAATGAAGCAACTATTAAGCTACCTTGCACTCCTGAAGGCATAAAAGCTTGTAAAACCCTTTCATTTATGGGTATTAGAGTTAATATGACCTTAGTGTTTAGTGTTAGCCAAGCAATACTCTGTGCATTAGCTGGAGCAACCTACGTATCACCATTTGTTGGACGTTTAGACGACAACGGACATGATGGTATTGGTTTGATCCGGGATATTGCTAAAGTATTTTGCCATAACAGAACAGATACAAAGATATTAGCTGCAAGTATTAGAGATGCTGCTACAGTAGGCAAAGCATTCGCAGCAGGAGCACATATTTGCACCATACCGCCAAAAGTATTCGACGATATGTACAAACATGTGCTAACCGATAAAGGACTATTCCAATTTATGCTCGATAGTGGACAGATGTCGTAATATTTTGGCAAAAATGTCTGAAGAGGTATATATATGTCGACGGCGGCAGGATTCCCCCATGCCGGGGTCTCCCGTTACCGCAGGGGCGCAGGCGCGTTAATTGATCGCGTGCGTGTCCAATGCGAGTCCAGTCCGCTCGCTTCGCTCGCTCCGTCCCAGTCATACCAATGGTTCTCACCGATTGTAGTACTGTCCAAGAGACAGCACTGCTGGTGGTGGGAGCGAGGCGCAGCCGAGCGGGATCTAAACATTCGCGACATGTGAGACGCGCGAGACTGGCGATCTGTTGCCAAGTCAAACAACAATAATATACTACTACGTAGTTATATATTGTTACAGAATGTTAAGATGATTTGTAATGTTGACCAAGTCGGGCTTATACTGGAGAAGTAGCTAGAGTTGTTTACGTTATGTTATATTCTCTCTCCTAGAATAGGTGAGAGAGATAATATAACTTAACTACAACTCTCTA